GAGCAGAACGACCAGAGACAATTTGATAGAAGCTGGGCGCATTAGTGGGAGCGCCAAATCGAACATCCGTTAATGGTGACAAAAACCTCCCCCTCTGTTTTAAGATAGATTGGGGAGTGGGTCAGGTCTGAGGCAGCCTCCATATACCGGAAAATGCTTGGATGAAAATACAGCCTATTGATACAGACTGAATCTAGTGAGGGTCACCAAACCCCACTAAATGTCTTCTATGTCTAAAGAAAAGAGGGAGAGTCATGGATAGGATGGATCAAATACTGGATAGGCTAAGTCAGCGTATCAGTGAGTGGGAGGGGGCGAGTAGAGAGGCCATTGAAGCAGAAACCAATTTCAAGAGCTTTGAAGCTAGCAGCCAGAAGGCGCACATGGATGCAGGGGCAAGCGCTGCTAAGGCTCAAACAGAAACCAGATCAAGCGGAGAGTGGGCCAACCACTACCGAACCGTCCAACAAGCCAGCCTGAAGGCTGAGACCCTAAAGAAGAAAATCATGCTAGGCCAGCTGGCGTTTGATGCAGAACGAACCAAGCAAGCAAATCAGCGCCGCATCGTCTGATGGCTAAAAAAACCACCTCTGCAACTCTTCGGGCTAAGGCGTTGAAGACCTTGCAGAAACTTGCAAGAATCAGCGCGGCTGATGACAATGGCTACTGTCAATGCGTCAGTTGCGGCAAAGTGGATCACTATAAGGCGATGCAAGGTGGGCACTGGCTGGCAAAGGGTTCATCGTCGCGGTGGGCGCTTGAAGAGCAAAATGTCAATCCCCAGTGTGGGGGGTGTAACCTGCATGGTATGCGCTATGGGACAGCGGCGCAGCAATACACGATCTGGATGCAGCAGTGGTACGGCCACGATACTGTCGAACATATGCTGGCAACTAAGAGAGACCCAGTGAAATTCTACAAGCAAGATTATCTCGACATGATTGCTGACTGGGAAGAGCAGATAAAAGCTCACGAAAGGCGCTTGGGGGAGCGCGGGCGATGAGATCCCCCAGGGCTGTTGCTCAGGACATGGTAAAAGCTATGGACGAGGCAGCCAAACAAGTCTGGGACTCTGAACCAAAAAAAGAATCGGATGAGAAGCTAAAGGCGTTGGTGTTTGCCCACGTTTGCAATTCATACGCTCGGAGAGGGGGCTATGCCGGTTTACAAACTTCCGACTGATCCAGAGGTTTTTGCCAGAGACTTCGAGGCACTGGGTGCCAGCAGGATGGCAAACAAGTACAACGTAGAAGTCCGCAACGTCTACACCAGGAGACGCAAGGTAGAAGGGATACTGGGCAGGCCGCTCTACGTCCCTGCCCATCTCTCGATGCACTCCACACCTCCCAAGAAAGTCCGGCAGGTTCTCAAGGTTGAGAAAGACCTGACCATCCTGGTGGGATCGGATGCCCACTACGAAATCAACACCGTCACCACAGCCCACGTTGCGTTTTGTGAGCTAGCCAAGAAGCTAAAGCCAGATGTCATCGTGATGAACGGTGATCTTCTGGATGGGGCCAGCATATCCCGACATGCCCCCCTGGGGTGGGAGGAGCGCCCCACAGTAGAGCAAGAGCTAAACGCGGTACGTCAAAGACTTACTGAGATTGAGAAGGCAGCGCCCAAAGCACAAAGGTTCTGGACGATGGGGAACCACGATGCCCGGTTTGACATAAAGCTGGCTGATGCCTTGCCCATGTTCAAGGATGTGCCAGGGTTCACCCTGCGTGAACACTTCCCCAAGTGGACGTTTTCAACCAGTCTTTTTGTGGAGGGTTTGGAAAAGCCGATGGTGATAAAGCACCGTTTTAACGGCGGAGTTCACGCTGGCTATAACAACGCGCTGAAGTCTGGCACCCATATCGCCACTGGTCACACACACCACATGGAGTGCAAGACCTGGACGGACTACACAGGGCATCGGTACGGCATTCAGTGCGGGACGATGGCAGACATTCACCAATCCAGCTTTGACTATGCAGAAGATGGGCCAAAGAACTGGACTAGCGGTTTTGTCGTGCTGAGTGTTCGTGATAACTTCCTGCTTACGCCTGAGTTCGTGAAGGTTCACACTCCTGGCGAGTATGAGTGGCGAGGGGCAGTCCACAAGGTGAAGTGGGATGATGCGTGAGATTGAGCCAGTCGAGTATATTGTGGCTAACCAACTCAACTATCTGAGTGGGCGGGTGGTTTCACTTATCACGGAATACGGGACAACCAAAGACATCCAGCTGCTGGAAGAAGCCTGCCGAGATCTGGCTAGGCTTGTGCAGCGGGAGCGGTTCATAGAGGAGAGGTTTGGTGCCGACAGTTCTAATTGAGGATCTACCCAATAACTGTCAGGTGACAGTCATCGTCTCAGACCTCTACGAAGAAGGGCCAGAGCCTAACCCTCCAGCGGAGATGCCAGAGGGCCAAGAGCCAGAGGTTATTCGATTGGTGAGCAAACAGGCCGAAGGTTAAGGTAGTCCGTGTGGACACCAGCGCAGACTCGTTCAATGTAGTCCTGCTCCTCCATCACTTCGTTCTCATAGTCGTTCTGACCAGCAATAAAAAACCCAGCAATCAAAAGCAGGGCGAGTGGGTAACGTAGTTTCATGTGATCCCCCTGGGCCGCTTACGCGGCACCTGTTAATCGGTCGATCCGCAGATCCAATTTATTTGGTTCGCGTATCGTTGTTTGGTGGATCGTGACAATCGCGTCGTGCCACGTTTCTTCTTGGCGCACCTTGTCCTGTTCAGCCAATTCAATTGTCGGGTAAACGCCGACGATGACTGGATGCCCGCCAGCCAGCTTGTGAACCTTCGTTAGAACGTAGGCATTCGCCGTAATTTTATGCTGTTCCATTTTTTCCTCCCGAGCCGCTTACGCGGCAAGCCCTGGTCGTTTCCATTCAAGCTCTGCAATCACCTCTTTCTTGGTGCCGCGTCCGCTCACGATTCGAGTACCGTTCTCGGTAGCAATCCATCCGCTTCCGCTTTTGCGTACAACGATGTCCTCTGCGCCTTTGACTACCCACTCGGCAGCTTCGTTACCGAAACCGTTGCCAGCCCAGAATGCGTCTGCTTTTTTAAGTAACTTAATCATGTCCATTCCTCGTTGTTGATGGGTACATTGTACACCAAAGGTTTACAGATACAACAGGGGGGAGGTAAAAAAGTTGCCTTTTTTGTAAAAAACACGGGTATAATCGCCACCTAGCACATAACTCGCGGCAAAACAAGGATCACAAATGGCTTTGTTGCAACGATTTGCATACCTAGACAGCGGAACGCTTGGAAAGTTAAGCATTGGTGATTGGTCGTGCTACACGATAGAAAGACCGTGGAAAGACAACCAGCCAAACGTGTCCTGTATCCCAGAGGGAACGTATGCCTGCCAACCATTCAGCGGGACGCGGTTCCAAGATGTGATTCAGGTGATGGATGTACCTGGACGCTCTTACATCCTCATACACGTTGCAAACTTCCCCCACGATGTGGAGGGGTGCATCGGTGTAGGGGATCGCTTTGTATCAGATGCGCTGGAGCCTGCCGTGTATAACTCCAAGAAGACGCTAGCTACACTAATGGAGATCTTCAACGGACACGAAGAACGCATGACTCTAAAAGTAACGAGCGTGAGGGCTGAATTATGAAGTGGGACTCGATCAAAGGATTAGTAGGCGCAGTAGCACCGACCATAGGAAGCGCTATAGGAGGCCCAGTAGGGGCCGGAGCGGGCAAAATACTGGCACAGGTACTAGGAGTACCGGCAGAGCCACAAGCCGTACAGAAGGCTCTCAGCGAGGCCACCCCGGAACAACTGGCAGAGATTAAGAAAGCCGACCTTGCCTACAAAACCCGTCTGGCAGAGCTTGAGGTGGACATCTTCAGTCTGGAGACGGCAGACATTCAAGACGCAAGGAAAAACGCCGATTGGACACCCAAGGTTCTGGCTTTGCTGGCGTTTCTGTTCTTCGGTGGCTACGTTTCCATCGTTACCCTTATGCCGGAGCAAAACGAGGCTATCGTCAACCTCGTTCTAGGTTATCTGGGCGGAATAGTATCGGCTGTAGTGTCGTTTTACTTCGGTGCAAGCCATAAGGCAGACAAATGAGAGGGGTTCTGCTGTTCAACAGAGATGGCACGATCTACCAAGGCCAAGTTCACACAATGGAGGGTGGGCTGGTTCACACTGGAAGCACTCACACTGCAAACAGCCGAGAGCTTTTCTACTACCACCAACTGTCCCCACAAGCCAAGATCCGCGCCCTAGAGGGGATGGTGGAGCGATTCGACAGCCCCGACCGAACCAAAGGGAGTTTCAACGAATAATGGCTGAAACAGCAAAGCGCAAGAATCCTGAGATCTGGGAGAGGGCCAAGGCCAAAGCCAAACGCAAGATGGGTGGCAAGTGGTCTGGTCGAGCGGCACAACTCGCTGTCAACTATTACAAGCAAATGGGCGGGAAGTACGAAGGCCCAAAGAAGGAAACATCACTGAGCCGTTGGACGGATCAGGACTGGGGGTATGTTGGGAAGGAAGGCCAGGGTAGGTATCTGCCGAAAGCTGCGCGGGATAGCCTCTCGTCTGGACAGAAAGCAGCGGGTTCGAGAGCAAAGAACAAAGCTACCAAAAAAGGCCAAGGCAAGGCTTCATACACTGAAGCAGAACGCAAAGCAGTTAGACGAGCAACGAAGAAATGAGCAGACCCCTCAAAGAGATTGACTGGGAGCAAGTGGACGAAATGTGCCGCATCCACTGTACGGGGGAGGAGCAAGCAGCAGTCCTGGGCATCGACTATGACACCCTGAACCGAGCCTGCAAGAGAGAGCAAGGTGTTGGTTTTACGGACTATTTCAAGCAAAAGAGCGCAGCTGGGAAAATGAGCCTTAGACGCAGGCAATACACCAAGGCTATGGATGGTGATAATACTCAACTGATATGGCTCGGGAAGAACTGGTTGGGACAGTCAGACCAGCCAGAAGCAGAGGCACAAGACCTGCCACCTATCGTTATCGAGCGGGCGAGTGAGGCTAACTAGACCCCAGGATGAGATCTTCTTCAGCGAATCACGGTTCAGGGCGGTGGTTGCTGGTAGACGGTTTGGTAAGACGTTTCTGTCTACCCATGAGCTTCTTCGTGCTGCTTTAGCGGGCAAGAACCGCAACTGCTGGTATGTGGCCCCGACTTATAAGGCAGCCAAGGAGATCGCATGGGAGATGCTCAACAGCGCACTGCCAGATGGGTATGTAAGTAAGCGAAATGAGACAGCTTTATCGCTCACACTCAAGAATGGTTCGACTATCTCACTCAAGGGTGCAGAGAAGCCTGACAACCTGAGAGGGAGAGCGCTCGACTTCGTTGTGATGGACGAGTTCGCCGATATGCGACCAGAGGCATGGTATGAAGTAATCCGTCCATCTTTGTCTGATAGGCTTGGAAGTGCTTTGTTCATTGGAACACCAAAGGGGCGAAATCATTTCTACGACATATGGACGCGAGGCGCGGACGGCGAGGAGGGCTGGCAAGCCTTCCAGTACACGACCATCGAGGGCGGTAATGTTGATAAAGCTGAGGTCGAGGCAGCGCGGAATGACTTAGACGAGCGGACATTTGACCAGGAGTACCGCGGCCAGTTCGTGAATTATCAAGGCATAATCTACTACTCTTTTGACCGCGAGCAGAGCGTCCGCAAGGGCTACATGAATGATGAGCTACACATTGGTATGGACTTTAACCTCGACCCTATGAGCGCAGCAGTGTGCGTGAGAGAGGCTGACACCATCCAAGTCATAGACGAGATCGTGATTTATGGGTCAAACACCGACGAGATGGTAGACGAGATCAAGCAGCGGTATGGGGATCGACGCATCACTATTTACCCTGACCCAGCAAGTAAACAGAGAAAGACCAGTGCGGGAGGGAGGACAGACCTATCAATCCTCCAGAACGCAGGGTTTGCGGTTAAGGTGCGGAATAGTCATCCGGCAATCAGGGACAGAATTAACAGCGTCAACAGCAGGCTCCGCTCCACAACTGGGGTGAGGGCTTTGTTTGTTGATCCCAAGTGCAAGCAGACCATCGCTTCGCTAGAAAGACAGACCTACAAGGAAGGAACTAGCCAACCAAACAAGGATGACGGCTACGACCACATGAATGACGCACTGGGGTATCTGGTTGAGTACCTATACCCAATCAGGAAACAACGAGATATTGAACAACCAGTGAGGTGGAGCTAGTGAACACTAACATTGAATATCAGCACCCGGACTACGATGCCAACCAGAAGCGCTGGGAGCTTTATCTGCGGTCATACATGGGCGGGGAGGAGTACCAGGCCGGTAACTACTTGGTGGGGTATTTGAACGAGTCAGAGAACGAATACGCTCGACGTATCAACCTGACCCCGATAGATAACCACTGCAAGAACGTAGTCCACATCTACAGTTCGTTCCTGTGGCGCACCCCTCCGGTTCGTGTGCTGAACTCCCTGGCTGGCAATCCGGCAATCGAGGCGATGATTAAAGACGCCGACTTAGACGGTGCAAGCCTCAACAGCTTTATGAAGCAAGCCCAGATTTGGTCGTCTGTTTATGGGCATGTCTGGATTCTAGTGGATAAGCCAGAGTCCAACGCTCAAACCAGAGCGGAGGAGCTAGACCAAGACATCCGGCCTTACCTGTCGCTGTTGACCC